AATACAACTACTCCTAGTTTAAGTGGATCATCCTGGCCAACTCCAACACAGCCCACTGCAGGACAGACTATAGGACATTATTATACAAAGGGTGCAAATAATTACATTTATGATAATCATTATAGAATTGATACTGTAACTGTAAATAATGGATCTAATACTTGGGTGGCTACTACTCGTACAGATGTATCGTCATTTGTGTGTCGATATAATTTTGCACAGAAACACATATATGAGGCAGGAGGTACAGCAAATTCTACAATGAATGCTGATGTACAATTTATACGTGATACGGTAGATGACTTACAATCGATTGATGCGTTCCGTGATCCGATTGTCACAGGAGCACAAGCTGGAGGTAGTGGAATAAGTGATGTAGTATTTGATACTTATATGAATGTAGCTACAGAAGCGGATTTGGCATCGTTATCTACATCATTGACAAATTTTCGTAATACTCTTACTGCTCAAGGACGAACAGGATCTAATAATGGGAATTCTGGAAAGGGGTCATCTATAACTTATGCGAATACTACATGGGCGGTTTTTCATACTGAAGTAGGAACGTTTGGTAGTAATTGTGGAAAGAGGGTAGCGGAAATAGATGCTCGTATTGGTGTACCAACTAGGGCGGGTACTAGATCTACATCTCGTGGAGTACCACCAGCAATTTATGTGTCAGCGATACCATCATCAAATACAACAAATGGTCAAGTACCCTATGGTAGAGCTCTTTATAATAATATAAACTATCTATTGGGAAAAGATCTAAACTTGTTAGGAAAATTAATTGGAGATGTACAATCGTTAAGTTCTCAAATTAATTTAGTAAAAAGAGATAGAAATAAATTTGAAATGTTAAATGGTAGAGATAAGGAATATAATGTCTGAAGAAACTCCTAAATGGGAAAAGACATCTCCAAACAGAGGAGATATGCAAAGTTTATTAAAGAATACGAAAAAATTTGCTGAGATGTATCTGAAAATTGTAGAAGAAAAAAAAACAGAGTGGGAAAATCATTTAGAAGCTCAAATAGAAAAAGATAAGCAAGGATCAAATGGCTGAATGGAAAAAATGGACAATAGCAGATGCTGGTACAATTAAAGACATTGCTGACCAAGCTAAAAAACTAGCTGAAGGACTTAAAACGGCGTCTGACCTCGCTGTAACTGCAGCTACTGTGACAAAGTGGATAGCAGAACTTGAATCTATTAATCCATTTATAAAAGCATTAGAATTAATTGCTGATGAACTAATTAAAGCTATTCAAGATACGAGAAATGCTGGATACTATTATCTCCTTGTTGATCCTTATTCTGGAAGACCTAATGTTACACCAACTAATACAAAAGTTAAGGGGTTTGAACAGTGTAGGAATAGTTCCGGATCACGATTATATTGGAATCCTAACTCTGAAAATCCAGAAGCTACAATAACAACAATTGTTCCAGGATCTGGAGATCCAAAGATGGAACCTAAGTTAACAATACCACGAAAAATAGTAGTGGGTGGATATAATCCATATGTGGATCAAATGATTGATCCTTTTAATACCATGACTCCGTATCCAACATATTCGGCGAAAAAGGTAGTTGAAACTATAGTAGAAGCATTTCAAGATGAAGGAGATGTTGCAAAATATAAAGCAAAGGATGGGGAGTTTAAGCATGGAAAACCTGATACTGGTGACATAGTATTTAATGATGAAGGTGTAGCGTTTACTGGATGGGATAGGGACATAAAATTCGGATTACAATTATGGAATATGGGTGCTATGAAAGCGGACGGGACAGACCACGATATTCCAGCCAGGAAAGATGGAGGATGGAAAAGTGATAGGGAGGAAATTAATATTAAAATCCAATCAGGACGACCAAATGCGCAAGGGTCTTCAGTTGAAATTGAAAAAATAACCTATGGAGGAAATACTTTAAAGATTGAAACTGGAAGTTCAGCTCTAGTATTTATTATAGCTGCTCCATCGTATAAAGTGTTCGCAGAAAGTATGCAAGCTTTTGCGAAATTATTTTCAGATATTCCAGATTTCAAGGATGAATCTGTTCAAAATATTATGGATCATTATAATGACATTTTTGTAACACCAAAAGCACAAGTAATCAATATGACTATGTGTGATTCAAAATATGGATTATTCGCAGTAGGAGATGTTATAAGAGGAGAGCGTGGAGGATTGGGTCAAATAACAAAAGTAGACAAGGTAGTTGTAACTTCAATGGTTGCTATGATGAATTATACACTAACAGATGATCTGGGAAACGTAGAATTGAAATATGAAGAAGTTGATTCGAATAGTAGTGGACGATATAAAGATATGGAAATAACACTAACTCCTATTGCTACCGCAGAGGCGTCAAATATAGAAAGTTGGGTTATAAATGATGCGGTGTATGAACAGCAAGCTAGAGGTACTTGGGGATCTGCTGCTGAAAATTATCCAAACTATCAGATTAAGGGTCAAGATACTATGACTTATCCAGGTGATCGTACAAGGAGTGGAGAGAAGAGAAAATTGAGAGGAGAAATAACGAAAAGAATATATCCAAAATATGGTACAGTGGCTTTAGAAAAATTAGAAATTCCATTAGACTCTGTATCACCAGATTTTAGTGGAATTCAAATGAGTCAATGTATTCCAATGTGGAATACATTTTTTGACCTATTGGAAAATTTTGTAGTGGGAGTAAAGGGGTATATTAGTACACCAACACAATTTATTCAAGATCAAATTGATATGCTTAAGAGAGTTGTAAAAGAATTAGAAGATATGATAAAGACTATTGAAAAGTTTTTAAAATTCTTCTCTATAGATTTATCCAAAATGGGAATATATGCTATTCATGTAAAAGGTAATACAGGGGGAAATGCTGGGCTAGCATCTGCCATTTCAAATGCCGATGGTTTACCAACAGGTTTAGATTATGCTGCTGGTATTGTATTTGTTGGGATGGACGTTGGAGGACAAAATTTACTTGATCTAACTTTAGCAAAACTTATAATGCCAAACGCGTCAAGTACAGGATTACAAGTTACAGATTCAAATGCAAATAATACTTTAATGGAATTATAGTAAATCAATTTTTTAAATGAATGTGTAAAGAACTAAATAGTATAAGGGAATAATATGGCTGTAAAACACGGAAAAGATTACGTAGATTTCGACATGGACTTCACTCCTCATCCTGCGCACGGAGATCTATCGCAAGTTAAAAAAAATAATGTTATTAATCGGTCTATTAATAATATAATGAAAACAAATGCGTATGAAAGATTATTTCAACCAGATGTTCAAGGTGGAATATCAAATTTGCTATTTGAAAATTTTGGTCCCTTAACTGATTCAAGATTACAATCAGCTATAAAACATGCAATTAATACGTATGAACCTAGAGCCATTGTTAAGAAAGTAAACATAACACGGCTAGAAGATGATAACGCATATCAAATCTACATTGAATATCAACCGGATAATAGTTCGGAAACAGCAAGTACAGAAGTTTACTTGGAAAGGGCATAAAGAAGATGGCTAGTACAGAAGGAAAACTTAATGTATCAGAATTAGATTTTACTCAAATTAAAGAAAATCTAATAGGCTTCATGCAAAACCAAGCTGAATTTGTTGGTTATAATTTTAGAGGTTCATCCTTTGATGTTCTTCTTGATGTGTTAGCATACAATACACACTATAATGCTTATTATGCAAATATGGTGGCTAATGAAATGTTTTTAGATTCCGCTACACTTAGAAATTCAGTAGTTGCGAGGGCGAAACACTTAGGATATTTACCGAGGTCAGCAAAGGGATCAAAAGCGTATGTTAATCTTACAATTACCCCGGCTGATGATCCTGCGGTCATAACTATTCCAAGAAATTCTAAATTTCAGGGAAGTGTTGATGGTATTAATTATATTTGGTGTACATCTAATGCTCATGCTATCAATATTAATGCTAACCTTATCTACACAGCAACTAATGTTGAACTCACTCAAGGAATTCCAGTTTCATTTAGATATACAGCCGCAACTGCAGATGTAGATCAAAGATATCTTTTTCCTAATGCGAACGTTGATACAGATACTATGACTGTAACAGTTCAAACTTCAGCTACTGAATCAGCATCATTTGCATATGCTTTAGCAAATGATATTACTACTGTTAATTCTACCTCTAAAAGTTATTTTTTAGATGAAGCAGATGATGGTTTATATGAAGTACAATTTGGAGATGGTATATTAGGGAAAGAAATATCAAACGGAAATATTATCACATTATCAGGTTTGATAACAGATGCTAATGCAACTAATGGATGTAAATCCTTTTCTACCGTAACTGATGTTGGAGGATATTCTAATGTTAAAATATCTACAGTCTCAGCAGCAGGTGGGGGTGTACCACCCGCCGATATAGAAGAAATTAAATTTCAAGCTCCCAAAAGCTTTGATGCACAAAATCGTTGTGTTACAGTTTTTGATTATATAAGTTTAATTAAGAGAGATTACCCAAATGCTCAATCAGTAGTAGCTTGGGGGGGAGAAGATAACGATCCACCTATCTATGGAAAAGTTTATGTAGCAATTAAACCAAGAATAGGTTCTACTCTATCTACCGCCCAAAAAGAAGCAATCGAAAAATCAATATTAGCTAAACGTAATGTTGTTGGTGTAACTTCTGTAGTTGTAGATCCAGATTATATGTATTTGAAAGTTGATACTACAGTAAAATATGATTCAGCCTTAACATCTAATAGTGCGGCCGAACTTAAACAAACTATAACTTCAGTAGTTCGAAATTTCGGTGCGAGTAATTTAAAAGATTTCGATCAAGCATTTAGATATTCTAATTTAGTTAAATTAATAGATGAATCAGAAATTTCTATTAGAAGTAATCAAACTGCTGTTTCAATAAAAAGGTTTATGTATCCACTACTAGGATATACAGCAGCATATACTTTAAAATTTTCAAATGAAATATATCACCCGTCAAATACTTTTTGGGGATCGATATCAAGTAGTAAATTTTCTTATCGTGATCTCGCGAATACTGTATGGGCTGATTGTAGGTTTCAAGATGAAAATGGATACATTCAAGCGTATAGAAAATTTGGTCTAGATAGAATTCTTGTTGCAAATAATATAGGAACAATTACTTATTCAACTGGAGAAATAAATCTTACTGGATTTAAACCAGAAGCTATTGGAGCAATCGAAACAGGAAATACAGAATTTATGACAGTTTCGATTATACCCGCATCCTCTGATGTTAAACCTGTGCGAGAACAAATTATATTAATGGCAGATGAAGATGTTACTGTTAGTATGGTAGATGATACACCTTCAGGAACGTATATATCGGGAGTGCATAGCAAGACCGATGGTTCAACACTCCGCACCGGATATGAGAAATAATAAATGGCTGAAAAGAAAATAAAAGATAGAAAGGATATTTCAACGTTAATAGAAACTCTAGTGCCGGAGTTTATAACAGCGGAACATCCGAAGATGAAAATCTTCATCGAAAAATATTATGAGTTTATGGAATCCCATCAAGTTTATTTTGAGGGAATTAGTTTCAATGAATATAAACTTGTACAAGAAGGTATCGATGACGCTTCAATAGAACCAGACTATTGGATTTTTGAAGATGAGATTAATACAAAATTGATGCCGGATGGTGATCCTAATGAATTCTATGATCCAAAAGTTTTAGAAGCTGCAATAGTAAATCATCGTATCCAATTAGAATCACAACGTGATACCTCAAAAGATAATGAATTACAATTTATAATAGGTGAAACTGTTTATGGTAATACTACCGATGCAGAAGCGATTATTACTGGTGTATCAGGAAACACTATTGCCTTTTTAAAACCTACCACTAATACAAATTTCACATACGGCGAAGAACTTACAGGAGTTGATTCTCGTGCTTGGACAACCTTTGCTAATGGTGTTTTAGCTGGTATTTTTCCAGAAGGGTCTATAGAAGGATTTCGTTCAAGAGGAGCAATTGCCGCCACAAAAGAATTGGTGGATTTGCAAGATATTGATAGAACGGTAGAAGGTCTTATTGATGATTCTTGGAAGAAAGAATTTTATACTCATGTTCCCAAACAAACCGTAACGGACAGGAGAAAACTTCTTAAGCAAATGAAAGAAGTTTATCGATCAAAAGGTGGAGAGTCTTCTTATGATTGGTTATTTAGATCTCTTTTTAATTCTCAAGATGTAGATTATTATTATCCTAAAGATGACTTGATGAGATTGTCTGATGGTAAATGGATAAAAGATAAAACCGTTAAAATTTTGACGGATACCGCAAATAATATTCATTTATTTGAGGGTAAGACACTCAGAGGATTAACATCTAATGCAACAGCAATAGTAGAAAAAACTATTACCAAAACAGTTGGTGCAGTTCAAGTTACTGAATTGTATTTGTCTAAAATTGTTAAAGGTACAGACCGGCATGGAACTTTAGGATATTTTCAAACATATGAAGCGGTTTCAACTGAACCAGATGCGAATAATGATATAGCTATTGGATTTTGTTCAGGAATCGTAGAAAATGTAACTATTGAATATGGAGGTAGTAACTATGCACTTGGAGATGAACTAATATTTGTCGCTGGTGGTGGAGCAGAGGCTAAAGCCGAAGTTACTGAACTTGTAGATGATATACTTAAAGGATTTCGTTTAGTAGATTCTGGTGATGGATATTTTGTAGGAGATACTTTAGATTTTATTGATGGGGGCACTGGTGGTGCTGGTGCAGCTGCAACTGTTGGTACTATTATTCCCACAGGATCTGTTTTAAAAAATTCTAATCTACTTTCTGGTGTATCTTCATTAGCGATTAATTCCAATAATGTTATCAGGCCATTATATTCTAATTCCTCCTTGACTTTCACTGCTGGAATTAAAGAATCTTCCGGTAAAGTATGGGGTTCTACAGGGCCATTTTTTAACTCACAATTTTTTTCAGTAGGTGATCTTCTCAAAATACAAAAACATATTAAGAGTACTGAACACTTTACTGCTACTGGTGTTGGAACTACACTGACTCAAACAGGAACTACTGTTACTCTTTCAAATCCAGTTAGTCCAGAAGAAGCTATAAACATGATTGGTGGTAAAATTGTTTATGCAAATAGTAATAATAATATTATTGCTGGACAAGGAAATACTACTACACTTTATACTGTAGATACACATACAATTGGTTCAGCTCAAAATTTTGATATTTATTATGGTGATGATTCGGTTCAAGGTACGGTTATAGGTGCGAATAGTAGTCTTGTGTTGTACACTCTTAGTTCGATGTCTTATGATGAGAATTTTGGAAATCAAACTATACACAATTTCGCAAATAATGATTCGGTTATTTTATATGACACTAAAAAGAATAGACTTCATGGAGCACTAAATGCCAATGCTAGTGATGCAGCATTAACACATACTGGACATACTTTTGATATAGGTAACACACCAGCAAATGTCACATCAACTACAACAATTAATATAGGTGATGATTTTAGAGTGGGTGGAGGTTATGTTTCACAACAAGTTAATACATCTTATAACGTAGCTCCTGTATTAACTTTTACTAAACATGACTATGGTTCTATTAACACTCTTGCTATTACCAATGGTGGTCTTGGTTATAAACGTTTACCGTTAATTACGGTTGCTAATAACTTTATGATGAGTTTATCGAACTCATTAGAACACACAGGTTCTAACAATTCCTTGCTTAATGTAAACTTACATTCTTTTGATACAGGAACAATTACTCAATTAGGACAAACTCTTACATTAAGTGGTGGATTATTTCCTGAAGTAGATTCAAATTTATTACACATAACATACGCAAATGGTGCTGAAAATTATATTACTACTGTAACTAATACTACATCATTAGAAATGGCAAATACTGCAGACATTAGTTCAGCAGTTTCATATAATCTTACGTACATGGCTGGTGCGAATACCTTTCCACATCATGCTCTTATCTATAATGATGATTATTCCGCAAGAGGATTAGTTTTAGATTTTATTGATGAACCCTCTAAATTTACATTTCCAAGAAGTACGGGTACAGTAAATGAAGGAACATATGTAGAAAAACCTGGACAAACAGGTTATATGAGAAAGGTAATTGCAAATGGTAATACCACTCTCCGTGTAGATATGACCACTAGTCAAGATTTCTCTCCCGCAACTACTTTTCTACGAGTAGAGGGTTGGGGATCAGCGGCTGGTGAATTTGAAAGACTTCTTTTCGAAGATGGCTCTGCTATTTACCCAGAAAATTCCATAAGTTTCGTAGTACTAGAAGATGACTTCAGTCTTTTAACTGAGGATGGAAATCGTATATATGGCGAAGATGTTAGTAGTGATAGAATTACTGCTCATGATGCATTGGTTTCAACAACATATGCAGAAGGAACATTTACACAATCTAATAATATTATTACTGGAATTTCTACTATATTCCCCAATGAACTAGTACGTGGTACTTTTTCATATGTTGATAGTGAAGATGTAGTTACTGGTACATCTATCATAACAGGATATACCAACTCGACTTCTATTATTGTTGAAGATTCTAACACAATACCTTCAGCAGCAAGTTATTCTATTTCGTATAATCCCACAATTGTTTATGGTACTAATACGGCTGTCACAGCAGTAGCAAGTGGAACAGGTAATAGAACAGTAACAGTAACCGAAGCTGGTCACAAAAAAACTGGTGTCAATAAAATTAAACTCATAGGTTCCGAGAAAGAAATATTTAATGGAACTTATACAATCGATTCCATAACTTCAAATACTTGGACTTATACTCTTCCTGAAGACACTTCAGATCAGCCAGGTACAGGACTCTCTGCTAAATTTGTACTTACCACATATCTTGACAATGCCAATGCGGCTGTTATGGATACTTCATTAAAAGGTAATAATGCTATTATTGAAGTTGCTAGTATTGCGTCTGGATCAATCAAAGCATTAGCAGTTACAGATGTTGGAGCGGGATATTCTTCTAAACCTAGAGTTACTAATCCATCAGGTGATAATAATGCTTTACTAACAGCTGTTATTGGTGCATTTGCTCAATATCCTGGAAAATATTATGGTACACAAGGAAGACTTGATGATGCACCTAGAATACAAGATAGTAGATATTATCAAAGTTTTTCTTATGTTTTAAAAGCACCTGTTGATACTACATCATATCGTGCTCACGTAGATAGGTTAGTCCATCCAGCTGGAATGAAGATGTTTGGAGAGTTGGCAATAAACCTTGAAGTTTCTGTAGAACTTTTTAAATCGGGGGTACATGCTGGATCTGATGGTACTCCAAGAGATGTAGATAATTATGATGACTCAGGATATGAATTAGGTCGACCAGATTATTTACATCTTCATACTCCACGATTTCATCCTATTATTTTGACGCGTCAGCAACAGTTTAATATGGAGGTGAAAGAATATTTCCAACCAGAAGTAGAGATTTTTACAGCTGATGCACCACATCATGCAATGGATGGTAGGTTAGATGTTTCAGATGATGTGAACATGTTGAGAGAAGATTTTAGAGATGTTCAAACAATGGTACGTACTATTGCTCCTCAACTATCTTATATAATGAATGATGCTTTAGGAAATGATGAGCAATATGAAATAGGTGAAGTGGTATATCAAGGAGCTTCATATTTTACTAGAGCGAGACAAGCTGAAGTTGCTGGTTGGAATCATGCAACTAAAACACTAACCCTTATTAATCAAGTTCCTCTTGAGGATTTTGTATTAAATGTAAATATCAAAGGTTATATTTCAGGATCAGATTATCCGATTCTTGAAGAAAATACTTTACCGTGGGGTACGATTACAGAACTAGAACACGATATTCAATTGGGTGATACGGTACAAATTACTAGAGCAACTGAAGATTATTGGAATGGTGAATATGTAGTTCAAACAACCCCCACCACTAATACTTATACTGTCTTTTTGGGGAGAGGTGATCCTGGAGAAAATGCTACCGCCACCGCGCAAACTGCACCAAGTGGAGGATCTTGGTTAAAAGTTGAAACGAAAAAATTAGCTGATCCTTTCCGTGCTAGTTCTATCAATTATAATTCCCCCTTTAATGGAAATATTCTTTATGAACTTAATGATGGATTGTATGGTCAAATTCTTTTAGAATCTGGTGGATCATTCCTTTATCCTAAAATACAATTTCCTGAAGCTGATTCTGGGACAGTTTCCATTGACATGAGTTTTAGTAGTGATCTTCTATTGGAAGATCATATTAATCCAGATACAGGAAATCATGAAGATGGATATGTTTTACATGAAGCACATGGTGAATCCGTAGGAATGGGTCCTACAAGATATATGGCTTTGGAAGATGATACAGAGGGAATTCAATGGAGTTATGAACGTGGTCTTCTTGGTCATGAAACTCTTAGTATTCCTTATATGGAAACAACCATAATATCAACGAAAGTTGAATCTTTGAGAGAGGGTATTTTAACAGAGGATAATCTAAACAATATTGTATATGAAGATGTTCTTAATACTGTTTATATTCCAGGAATGGAACCCGAATTAATTCCAGCAACAAGAATGGTTGTTGAGAGTCCTCCTGTAAATTTCAATTTTGGTGAAGTAGAATACAACCTTGCAGATTCCATAGGTTGGCATTTGATGATGGAAGATGAAGATCACTTTATAGCAGAAGGTGATGAGACGACTGACGTATTGTCAAGATTTCTCACAGAAGAAGGGCAACTCAGACAAGGAGCTTTGGACGTAGAGATTCACCTTTTTGATCAAATGGGATATCATTTGATGATGGAAGATGATTCACACTTAATGGTTGAGGGTGATGAAACTACAGATTTAGCTAGATTTCTTACAGAAGAGGGACATGTTAAAAAACCATTTGGAGAAGTTCAATTCAACATTCCTCTACAAGTCAACAAGTATGATGATGAACAATTAGCCTTAGAAAATACTAATCATCCACGAAATTGGGGAGAATATCATTATGGAGATTATTTTGAACAGAACGAACTCTTAGAATTTGAAACAGCTTCTGGTGGTGGTATCGTTGGACTTAATTATATTCCAAATTCTATTCCTTGGGCTCATCATGAACTAGAATATGTTTTAGATGCAAATCTACAGAGTGAATTAATTTCAACAGAACATGAATATGAAATTCAACGTGAAACTTCACTTGCATGGCAGTTGTTATTTGAAGATAGCGATGTGATGGTTATGGAGAGAAATCCAGCACAGAGTAATACGGCTCTAATTTTGGAATTTCAAACTCAGAGAACAACCTCACTTAAAAAGATGGTTATAGACAGATCAGGTATTTATGCTGATAACCCAATGCGAGTTATGACAACACAAAATCTCATAGATCCTTGGACTCCTAGAGTTTTTCATAACAGTACTCAAATAATTGATTGGGCAGATAGAACAATAGGTCAAATGGCTTTTGGGTTACAAGTGGGTCGCCCTAGAGGACCAGCAAAGAAATATCCAACTGGTAAATATTCTCAACATCGATTACTTAATAGTGGTGCTGATGTTTTTGATCAACAAAATGGCCAAGTAAATAGTATACCTTTTCTTGGTACAGGTGTTGTTGGTGCACAAATTAATATGAATGATCTTGATCGTATTGGAAATTTTAATCAATATTGGGAACAAGTATCAGATCATATTTCTTGGTCTTTTGATGGAACGATGGGTTCGTTGCATGGTGCAAAACTAGTTCAGGCTGGAAGAGTTAATGTTCCTGGAGCTTATTTTCCATTGGGTACAGAGAGTACAAGTGAACTTATAATTTTAGAATCAGCTTCAGGCGGTGATGATATTCTTATTGGATCTTTTGACTACCGTGCTGAAATTCATCACAGTACACCAGCCGCTAACAATCAATTTCGTTCTACTCCTAGTTTTAAAGTTGTTAAGGAACACGAAACTTCTGAGAGCGATATCTCAATACAGAAATTGGTTACTGAAGCGGGAGAACATTTTCAATTAGAAGACGCATCAGGAAGAATTCTTCTTAGTGGTGCTATGGCAATTAGAGCGGCATATTCAAACTTTACTACACTAGCGGGTATGGCGGGTCAAATTACTATGTTACCAAATAATACAGCGGTGACGGGTACTAACACATTATTTTCATCTCAACTTGCAACAGGTTCTGTATTTCAAACTTTTGAAGAAAGTGTGATATTAGAGGATGATGAAGGCATAGTGATGGAATCCAATGAACGAATCATGCATGAAGATATTACTATGGATTTAATGGTTGAGTTTGACAATGATCAACCCTTATCTTTTTATGAAAGTACACCTATGGATCAAGTTAAATGGTTTATGGCTACTGAGGAGACAATCTTTACGTACGCTGGATGGAAAATTGATCAAGGTAGTGGTTGGGACCAAGAAACTAAAACAGATACGCCAGGATCTTTTTGGTTGTGTGGAGAAACTTCAAATACAGAGGAAGAAATAGGATTAGAAGTAAATACTCCAAACCCAGGAGGACTCAATAATAGAGTACTTGTGGCGGAAAATACTTGGTGGCAAGAAAATATAATTTGGGAAGATACCACTAAAATGTTATTATCAGATGCTGCTGAATATAAAGTGGCATCAATTACTAATGATACACAATTAACAGTAACACGGTCTGGTATGGATGGAACAGGATCTGTACCTTTTTGGAAGCAAACAACCGAGGCGGAAGTAACTGCCACAGTTTCAGGTCTATAATCTTATAAAAGAAGTTGTATAAATATAATAAGATTGGAAGATTTGAAAAATTCACATTAAACTTTAAATATAATTCAGGAGGAGCAATAAAATGCCTGCTATAGTAACCAATAAATTTAGGATTCACAATGCAAAACAGTTTGTAGAGGCATTCAATGAAGTAGCTACTACATCTGGTGACGCAATGGTTGATTCCAGTGGGTTGCTTCAAACCAATATGTATCTTTTTATTGGTAAAGTTACCCCTTGGGCTGATGATACCCAACCACCCACACCAACCGATTCAGTATCTAATACAGTTTATGATCACTGGCGTGATATGATCGCCGCTAAACGTATTGGCTCGGCTGATGTTAGTCATGTTGTTCCACGATATAATTGGACATCAGGACAAAATTATTTCGCATATACACATGCAAATAATACTTTATTCGATCAAACCTTTTACGTTATGACTGATGATTATAATGTATATAAATGTTATGCTAATAATAATGCTGGCGGAACATCCACAACTAAACCTTCGGGAACAGGAACTGCTTATATTACCACAGGCGATTCTTACAAGTGGAAATTTATGTATCAAATCTCAGCTTCACGAGCACTTAAATTTGTAACTCCTAGTTATATGCCGGTACAGCGTGTACGTAAATCAAATACGGCAATTGCAAATACCACAGATTCTTCACAACAGTATGCTGTTGAAATCGCGGCTAATACCTCCGGTAATGGTGCGGTTGAAGTATCACATGTTACAGCAGGTGGTACAGCTTATAAATTTGAAACTGGTGCTGTACAATCTGGATATGTTGAAACTGGTACTACTTGTAAAATTGTAGGATCGGGTTTAGCAACAGATGATATCGTGGATAACGATATTTTCTTTACTTCAGATGCTGGTAGTGGATCTACTGGATTAGGTGGAAGAATTACAGATTATCAATCAGCTACTCAAGTAGTTACTTGGACTCCTGCACTTGCGGGATCTGTAACACCAGCTGATGCTGATGGTTATTCTATTGGTCCAGCTGTTACAATTACAGGTGATGGACACGGAGCAAATGTACGAACTACAAATGCTGTATCCGGTGTAATTGGTAATATTGTTGTTGTGGCTGGTGGTAATAATTATGGAAACGCAGTTGCTACTATTTCAACAAATTCTGGTAGTGGTGGAGTTATTACACCTGTTATCGGTCCACGAGGCGGACACGGTGATGATGCGGTTGAGGAACTTGGTGGATTTTTCGTCATGGTCAATAGCCGATTAGAATATGGTGAATCTGGTAACTTTACTACAAACAACGATTTCCGTAAAATTGGACTGTTAGCACAACCATTATATGCTAATGGTGATATTTCAACATCAACAATAATAGACCAAGCAGTAACACAGACAATTCAAACTTGGAATAGTACTGCATTTGCAGAAGACGAACTTGTAACTGGAACACTTTCTGGTGCAACAGGTAAAGTAGTTGACTTCAAGAGTAATACTACTATTCGATTAGTAGATGTAACTTTGGGAACAAGCACCACAGTAGGTTTTGATGGTATCGCAGGATCATTCCTGGCAAACGAAACAATCACAGCACCAAGTGGAGCTCAAGCTAATACCCAAACTGTTGTTGGTGGAGATTTTGAGAAATTTTCCGGAGACATTCTTTATATTGAAAATCGTTCACCAGTAACAAGAGCTGATGATCAAATAGAAGACGTAAAATTGATAATCGAATTCTAATATATTATTGACAAATAAGAGTAAATTATTTAGGAAAAATAAATGCCATTATCTACTAATTTTAATGTAACGCCGTATTATGATGATTTTGATGAGGCTAAAAACTATTATCGTATACTCTTTAAACCAGGGTATGGAATACAAGCGAGAGAACTAACTCAACTACAAACTGCTTTACAAAAGCAAATTGAATTGGTTGGAGCTCATAGTTTTAAAAATGGTAGTAAAGTCCTTGGCGGAGATATAACTTTAGATACCGATATTAAATCTCTTCAATTAGAGCTGCAATATTTGGGATCTAATATAAATGCCTCTTCCTTTATAGGAAAAACTATTGTTGGAGCCACTTCTAACGCCAGAGCGAGAGTAGTTACATCTCAAGCTGCAACTACTCTATTACAACCCATATTAATGTTTCATTATTTGGGTGGTGATACTTTTGTTGACGGCGAAGTAGTACAAAATGAAGTTGTAGCTCCAGCAGTACCGGATTTTTCTGCAACAACTGTTAGTCTTGACGGTCCGTCCGCTACGTCTAATGCTGTTGCAAATGGTTCTATTGTTAGTATTGATAATGGTGTATTTTTTATTGATGGTAATTTTGTTCTTAATCCAGCAAATACTATAATTCTTGATACTGCTAATACTACACCTTCTGGTAGAATTGGTTTAGAAATAGCCGAAACAGTTAAAACGAGTGATGATGATAATACTTTACTTGATCCAGCAGATGGTTCTTTCAACTATGCCGCACCTGGAGCAACACGACTTTCTATAGCATTATCTTTAGTTAAAAAAGAGATCAATGTTACAGATCCAATTTCACGAGTCGCAGATCCTAAATTTATACAATTATTAAAAATTATTAATGGAATTAAACATGAGAGTATTAAATATCCACCATATCTAGCGATTGAAAAAACTCTTACTAAAAAATCCAATCAAAAATCAGGTGATTTTACTATAACACCTTTTAGTTTAAAACTAGATGCTCATAGAGGAATATCTGGTTTGACAGCAAATGCTGGTTTGGCTGGTACAACTCTATATGGTAATAATACACGATTTACTACAGAATTAAGCATAGGGGATAAACTTTATCTAGGATCTAATACTACAACATCTGAAGTTACTTCTATTGCGAATAATTCAAGACTGACAATTTCCTCTACACTTTCCGCGGCAACTGAAGGATTGAAAATTTACAATGAGTCTAAAATTCAAGCTGGATTGAGTTCCGGTAAGGCTTTGGTTGATGGGCAAGAATACGAAAGTGTTTCTACTCAATTTCTAGACATCAATAAGGGGCGTGATACTACTACAGATACCGGTTATAGTATGGGAATAGAAGTGGGTAATTATATTATGCTTGATGGAGTGAATAGTTTATTTGATGTTGGTTCACATGAAATCATTCATCTACATAATGCTAAACACGCTAATGTTAATACAGCTGGTGGACTCCATCTCGGTAATACTTATTATCAAGCTACAATGATTGGTACTGCAAGAATTCGTAGTTTACAATGGGCTTCTGATTCTGGTAATACTACATATGCAGATTCCAATCACTCTAATTATAAAGCATATCTTTATGATATTGATACTTCTAATTCTGTTACTGGTACGGTTGGTGGAGCTAGTTCAAATACAAGAATAATTCAATTGTTCTCCAATTCATCTTCTTATGTAAATAACGTATATCAAGGTTCTACTATAACTGTCAATACAGTTAATGGAATTGATACGACTAGTGATTTAAGATCGATAGATGATTATGTTGCAAATTCTACAGGACATTTTGCTACCGTCAATTCAGTATTTTCTCAAGCTACTATTGCTAATAGTACTTATGCTATTGCATTTACTGTAGCGGATACTAAATCAATAACAGTTGCGACATGGCCAACAACAAATCTTGTTGATTCACAAGTTACTATAAATTCTTATGCAGATATTTCTTCAACTGGAAAATATGGTGATAGTGATTCTGGTAAGACACTTCTAAGAGACACAAATATAAATTCATTGGTTTATCCTCTACCACAAAGTCCTGTTAAGGGAACTGTAATAACAGCAAACACCGTACATTACCAGTTCAAACTAGTAGAGAAGAATCTCACTTCTTCTGCTGCGGGTAAATTGACATTAACTTTAGGTACTCCAAACTATGAATTTCTTCCTACAACAGGAACATTAACCACTAAACAAGCAAGAGAGAATATTATTGTAGTTGTTAAGACAACTGGATCTGCTCAAACATTTGTTAATTCATGTGCTACTGGTTTAAGTCTCCCAGGTGCAACAGGAACAAGACTTGTAGTAGCGGGAGAATGGTTAGATTTGGGTGCACGTGATGTATCGGGTGTTTCTGTAAGACCTGTTGTTGTTAGTGCAGATAAACACACTATAGAAATATATTGTAATACTTCTGCGACTTTTACTGCAGATATTATCTATGCTGCATCTAGTTCAACAACAAGAAAAGAGCCTGGACCTAGAACTAAGTCTATGATTTCAGGTAATGGTTCTCATATCGGAGCATATGCTGGTGGTCTCCCTACAACACATGTAGCTAGTGGACAATTTTATTTTACTACTCCTAATATAACTCAAACAAGTACAGATGAACTTGTAGTATCTGATGCATTTAATTTGACAAAAATTGTTGATTCAGGAGTAATTTCTGTTCCAGTAACGAATACTATGATGACGGCAACGGCCAATGATATTACTCACATGTATGAGTTTGATTCTGGACAAAGAGATAATTTTTATGATCATGCGAGAATTAAACTAAAATCTGGTTATTCAGGTCCTACTGGACAGACTATGGTTGTAGTGGATTATTTTGATTGGGATGGAGCTGTAGGTTATTTTTCAGTAGATTCTTATCCTACATCTGGTGCATGGAATCAATCGGATGTCGCATCTACGAAAAAATTTAGTTATTCCACAATACCTGAATTCACTAGTCCTACAACAGGGGAAACTATAAAACTAAGGGATAGTATAGATTTACGTCCTCGAAGAGAAAATACATCTAACGATTTTAGAGCAAACACTGCTGCTCTTGAAGCAATACCAACTCCCATACCAAATGGTATTCTGACTACAGATGTTGAGTATTATTTACCAAGAATAGATAAGCTATCACTAACCAAAGATAGAAAATTTAAAACTTTAATGGGTACACCTTCATTAAATCCTGTAGCACCTCCGGATGATGAAGATTCTATGACTCTCTATACTATAAATGTTCCAGCATATACATTTAGTCTTACTGATGTTTCTACACGGTATGTTGACAATAAATCTTTTTCCATGAGAGATATTGGAAAATTGGAAAGAAGAATTGAAAGACTAGAATATTATACTTCATTGTCTTTATTAGAAAAAGAAACAGCAGCACGGAACTTTACTACTACTGCGGCAAAAGATTCTCTATTTAATGAAAAAGGGGATTCATTTAAAAATGGAATACTAATAGATTCATTTAGTGGTCACTCTGTTGGAGATGTGTTAAGTGGTGATTATAATATTTCAATAGAATATGCTACTAAGGAAATGCGTCCTGGATACAATTATGATAATCACAGGTTTACATATGATGAATCATATAGTAATAATGTAACAAAAACAGGGGATCTAATTACACTTCCTTATACAGATGTTGATTTTATACAACAACCTATGACAAGTAATACAGCAGTTGTAAACCCCTTTAACATTATTAATTTTGTAGGAAACGTAAAAACATATCCAGAATCAGATGTGTGGTTTTCTCAAAATACTCGACCAGATATTATAACAAACTTAGAAGGTCAACACGACAATTGGAAGTTGAGTAACAGGAATACAGGATTTGGTTCTCAGTATAATGATTGGGAAACGAATTGGCAGGGTATAGAAATAACTGAAGCTCCAGTACAAGGAATGGAATCTAGAGGGAAACCCTTTGAGGAAAAAAGAACTACCTCAGAAGTAAATGATTCTAAAACACGGATTGGAATACTTCCTGTACCACCAGATGCTATCCTTAGAACCGTAGGAAAAAAAGTTGTAGATACTACTGTTGTACCTTATATAAACGGACAACAATTACACTTTGTTGCACAAGGATTACGTCCTCTTACAAATGTTTATTCGTGGTTTGGAGGAATTGACGCTGGAGCAAAAACACGACCAGCAACGATATTGACTCTTGGAAGTGTAAGTGGTGCATTTACAATAGGTGAAACACTTGTTGATGCTGCAAATAATCACAGTACAGTTTTACTAACAACAAATGTGGTTGCTAATGTGGCAACGGTTTGGATATCTAATGTATCGGGTAACGTTTCATCCACTATGGGATCACCGTATGGCTCAGCAAATAACCTTACAATTGGTGATAGAGAAATTTTCTCTGATACTATTGGAGATTCTACTCATGTATTTGCATCGGGTAATCTTATATCAGGAGTAACAAGTTCAACAACTGCTACCATTACACTTGCTCAAAAATATTCTCTTGGTACTGCAAATGGTATTATGAAAACAGATTCAGTTGGACGAATCGCTGGTGAACTTTTTATAGACGATGGTGCTTGGAGAACAGGTGATAATCTTCTTAGAATTACAGATAGTAGTTTAGATAATGTTGCTGCTACAGTTGCAGTGGCTGAAACAAAATGGTCAGCTAAAGGATTATTAGATTCTCATCACACAGGATATGTTTCAACAAGAGAGATAATTAATCGTAGGGAAGTTCCAAATGAAGAGACTCTTTTTTCTGATACTACTGTACGTGAAACTGAAAAAACAAATTGGTTAAATCCTATATCACAAACATTTTATGTTGATCCTAATATTTTTCCAAAAGGATTATTTTTAAGAAGTGTTGATTTATATTTTGCAGGAAAAGATTTATTCTTACCTGTAACAGTTCAACTCCGTCCTGTTGTCAATGGATTTCCAAGTACTTCTAAAATATTACCATTTAGTGAAGTAATGCTGAATCCAGATTCGGTGAATGTAAATTCAATAGCAAATTCAGCAAATTCATTAACCTATACTACATTTACATTTGAATCTCCGGTTTACTTGGCACCAAATGAATATGCACTTGTAGTTGGATCTAATAGTACAGATTATACATTACATTTAGCAGAAGAAGGTTATGTTGCTTTAGGTACTGATGATACTAAAATTTCTAAACCTACTTTTATCGGAACATTTTATAGACCACAAAACTCTGGGCATTGGGGAACCAACCTAGATGAATTTTTAGCATTTAGATTACGAAGAGCTGATTTTACAATAGGTACAGGTGGAAATATAAATTTTGCAAAGATGGTTGTTCATGCAAATGGTGCTTATGGAGATTCAGCAAATACAGTAATAGATGATTTTAAGGTTAGTACATCGACGCTAGATTTTAGTGATACAAAGACATCATGGGAATATGTAGCATCTAACAACTCCTTTACTATGGCAGATAATTTAGAAGCATCAGCAACTTATGTAAAGTTTACACCTAATCAAAATTATAAATTAACAGATAGAAAAAGATTGGTTCATTCTTCCAATGGTACTTTTAGAGTAAAAACGGCAATGACATCTGCTAATACACATGTGTCTCCTGTAATAGACCTTGACCGATTAAACCTAACTTCAGTTCAAAATATAATTGATAATGGTGAACTATCTGATTCAGATATAACAGTAACGATAAGAGGATCAGGATATTCAAACGTAGAACCACAATTTGCTACCGCTGCATTGACTGGAGGCGGAACAGATAATGTCGCTACATTAAATGTTCATGTTTCTGTAACAATGAATGTTAATTCAAATTCAACTACAATGTCTAGTGGAAATACATCATATACTGTAGATGATGCTACTCCAGGAATATTTGTTGTGGGGGAAGCTGTAATGGCAAATACAGCCGCGGATGTTAATGCAAATAATAGTGGTATTTACGGAATTATCTCTAGTGTAACACACGTAGATGGAAACACATCAAAAAATACTTCTACTATTACTATTAAAACTAATAACAATAATCAAGGTGTTTTTTCAAACGGTGTTTTACTTTGGGCGAATCCAAACGCACAAACTAATGCGGCAACTGGACTAGCAACATCATGTAGCAATACTAAAATGCAAGTATTAGTATCTAATGGTTATGTTTCAAATGTTGTAGTAGTTAATACAGGAACAGGATATACAGAAAATCCAACAATTAGTATTACAGGATTAACCCCTGTTACAGGGTCGATTAATGCGGCAGTACAGTGTACAGGAGAAGAACGTGATAGCGGTGGACCGATAACATCAAAATATATTTCACGAAGAGTCACACTTAAAGATGGGTTTGATGCTTCTGATTTGAAAGTAGTTTTGAGTGCATATAAACCAAAAGGTACAGACATTCATGTTTACTATAAAGCTAAGGCAGAATCTGATCCTCAAGAATTTGATTCTAAAAATTATACATTAATGGAACAAGAGACAAGTCCTGGAACAGTTTCAATTGGAAGAGATGATTTTCAAGAATTTATTTATAAAACAAAAAAAGAAACTACAGGGTACACATCAAACAATGCATTGTACGAAACTTTTAAAACTTTTTCGGTAAAAATATCATATGTTGCTAATACTACATATGATATGCCGAGAGTAAAAGATATGAGAGCAATAGCATTGGATTAATATGGGAACAGAAATTCAAACAGATGACCCTAGATATGTTAGAGATTTTAATTCTAAAGCATTATTGAGTACAGATCATCATGCGTTACAGAGTCACAGAAGAGATCGACTCTATTTTAAGAGTCAACAGAACGACATAAATATAATGAAGACACAAATAGAACAACTCACTAAATTGGGTGATGAAGTAATTGAAATCAAAACACTTCTCCAAGAAATCGTCAGGAAATAGGAGCTATAATCAATGACAGTAAATGTTGAACTAACGGATACGTTTGGCGCATTCAAGAATAAGACGAATGAAATCGTAGCTATGACGCAATCTGGTGGAATGAACCAAGCAATTAGAATTACTAATTCTACTAATTCTTCTAGTTCTACTACAGGATCAGTAGTAACATCTGGTGGTGTGGGGATAGCAAAGAGTGTAACGATTGGTGAAAATCTTACAATAGTGGGTAAACTCACTTCTTCAATAATTCCCTCTTTGGACAATTCTATTGATATTGGTAGTAGTAGTCTATATTGGCGAGATGTATATACTAGAGGTATGAATGCAAACGTAGTAACAACCGCGGCAAGTTTAGTTGTTCCTGTGGGCGCTACAGGAGCTAGAGTTTCCTCACAAGGAGGAATCAGATTTAACACAACTACTACACTGTTTGAAGGTTATACTGGTGCCACTTGGACTCCACTTAATGGGGTTACTGATGCTGATGGTGATACTTATATAACGGCTGAAGCTACAGCTGATTCAGATGATTTAGAATTCTATACCGCTGGTGTAAGACGGATGTCAATAAACCAGGCTGGAATAGTTACTGTAGCAGATGGTACTCAAGATTTTGATATTGCAAGTCATGATGGAACCAATGGATTAAAGTTAGGTGGAACGCTCGTTACAACTTCAGCTGCGACATTTAACAAAGTAGCAACTACAGGTAAAGCAATTGCTATGGCTATTGTTTTTGGATAATATAAATAAACTTGAATACACTTATTAAGGAAACAGATAGATGGCAAACCCAAATATAGTAAATGTGACCAGTATATATGGTGAGAGCATAGGTGAAGCTCTGTCCGCGACGATCACTACCGATATATTGACAGTTACAACAGATAAACTTGTAAAAATAAATTATATCCAAGTTGCGAATAAACATGCGACAGCCTCTACTGATGTTACTGTTGCTATTGTTAAGGCGGATTTTACTTCCGCTGGTGTGGGATCAGGAGAAGATAATGCTACAACAATATACCTTGCGTCCACAGTTACCCTTCCATCTGATGATATCTTGATTGTTTTAGACAAACCAATTTATCTAATGGAAGGTGATGTTCTAGAAGGCGGTGATAGTCAAGCTACCGCAGATATTTTTATTTCATATGAAGTTATAAACGACGCGTAAAGTAGGAACTAATTTAAATGGCACGATATAAATCTAATCGAGAAGTTACAAAAAATTTAATACCTACAATTGAGCCTAGATCACCAAGAGAGGGGGATCTATATTATAATGATGTTGATAATCAACTTAAAGTTTACAATGGTTCTAGTTGGGATTCACTTGCTCCTTCAAGTGCAACTCAACCAGTTGACGCAGATCTTACTGCACTTGCTGGACTAACATCTGCTGCTGATAAAGGTATTCAATTCACTGGAAGTGGAACTGCAGATACATTTGATCTTACTACAGCAGGTAAGGCACTATTAGATGATGCTTCTGCTTCTGCTCAAAGAGATACATTGGGATTAGGTTCAGCTGGGGTTGTGGGTTTTACAGATTTAACTTTGACGGGAAATCTTGTAGTAAGTGGAACAAGAACTGAGGTTAACAGTACAAATATGACGGTTGTTGATCCGATTATCACTCTGCAAACTGCTTCTGGTGGCGGTGCATTAGGAACTGATACAAATAAAGATGTTGGTATAGCAATGCAGTATTTCGGTGGTAGTGGTGGTTCCTCAGGTAGTTATATGTATTCTCTTACTAGTGGTTCAACTAATGCAGCTTCACCATCTGATAGAACAGGTCAAGTTCTAGCTGGAATGGCAGTCAGCGGAACAGGGGTTCCATCAGGAACAACAGTTGCGGCGATTGTAAATGGTTACAATTTTACATTATCAGCGGCGGCAACTGCAAGTGGAACTCCTACTTTAACATTTACACCAACAGGAGGTGCTAAAACCGCGTTTCTAGGATTTGATGATTCCGCAACAAAACTTACCTTTGTACCAGATGCGTCAATAATGAGTGAAGTTGTTTCTGGAACTGCTGGAACAATTGTAGCTGCACTTGAAGGAAATGTAACAGGTGATGTTACAGGTGCTTTAACTGGAAATGCTGATACTGTTACAAACGGACTTTATACTACAAATTTAGGTTCTACTGTTCAAGCATATGACGCAGACCTTACCGCACTTGCTGGATTAACATCCGCGGCTAATAAAGGTATTCAGTTTACTGGTAGTGGTTCAGCTGCAGTTTATGATCTTACTACCGCAGGTAAGGCACTTCTTGATGATGCTGATGCTTCTGCTCAAAGGACTACACTTGGACTCACAATAGGAACTGATGTACAAGCGGTTGGAGCAGGACCAACTGTAACCAAGGTAGCTAGTGGAAGTATATCTAATGGTTCTAAGATTGGTATTAATACTAACGGGACTGTTTTTGCTATTTCCGCCACCGCCGCGGCAGCAGGTACAACTCCTTTGGACATAAGAAATACAGATTATGAAGTTTTTGCTAGTCCAAACAGTCAAAGTGAACAAAATCACAAATCGGCGGTTGATCCAAATAATAAAACTAAAGTTGTTTATACTACCCGAGCATCTTCCAATTCCTCTGGCTACGGTAGAGCTAGGGTTGGAACTATAGCAGCAGACAACACTATTACATTCGGGGCTGAATCAGCCAACTATGCTTCCAGTTCAGGAGCTCAATCAAACTATATTCAATTTGATCCTAATCAAGCGGGAGTATTTGTTATCATTTATGTAGATAAAGGTAACTCTAATATTGGAAAAGCAGTGGTTGGAACAGTAGCTAGTTCGGGAACAGGTACAACTATTGGAGCATGGACATCCCCAGTTATACATCAAAACAATTCCGTTAGGAAGGATGCATATTCCTCTGGCGGCGGGATGGAATTTGATCCAAATACTTCAGGCAAGTTCATCCATTGTTATGAACACGTACCAAATCCGGGGGCCGGAAATACATACGAGCTGGGATGTCAAATTGGAACTTTATCAGGTACAACTGTAAGCTTTGGTACTGTAGCACATGCATTTGCAGCAACAAATAATGGCCTGGGTAGGTATCCGGTAATGAGGGTTGATCCCAATAATGCGGGTAAGTTTATTCTCATGTATAAAGATAAAGACAATAGTAATTATGGAACTCTGCAAGTCGGTACATGTAATTATGGTGCTGGTACTATTTCGTTTGGAGCTAAAACCGTATTTGAATCGGTAGAGATCAACCCAGAATATAATATCAACGGTACTGCAATGTGTTTCGTCCCACATACCGATAAGACATTTACAATATGGTATAATAAGAGTAATTCAGGATATTGTAGAGTTTGTACTTGGTCTGGTACAGCAATCACTTCAGTAGGAACCGCAATTCAACATACAGCTAGCGGCTATGATTGTGATTGGATACAAGCACAAGCAGACCCAGATGATGCGGGAGAAGTTACTATTATGTGGCAAAGTGCACCTTATGATGTTGGTTTTATGAAACAAGCTCATGTCAGTGGTACAAACATAACATTTGACGGGCCCAATTCTACTGGTGGAACTGAAACTACCTCTCAAATTCGTATGAATGATCCTAGTGGGGGATCGTATGGTGTTCAGAATCTCAATTTTAATTATCTTGGTGACAGTACAAATAGATTTGTTGGAAGTTATTTTGACTATGACAACGGTGACAAAATATATACTTTCATAGGATCTAATGGCATGCCCGCAACAGCTGCATCCACTACCCTCACGTTAGAGAACTTTATTGGTATTAGTAACGATGCTTATTCCGATGGGGCGGCGGCAACCATCCAACTGACGGGTGCGGTTGATGATGCACAATCAGGTTTAACAGCTGGTCAAAAATACTATGTACAGAGAGATGGAACATTAGCATTAACTACAGATACAACGGTTGGTTCTGTCTATGCTGGAATAGCACTTTCTTCCAGTGAACTTTTAATTGGTGCGATAGATGGTCTTCTAGTAGGAACCGATGTTACTTCACCTGGAGATGTAATGGCACTTGCTATTGCATTAGGTTAAATTATAAATAAAGGATTAAAAACAAATGGCAAACGCGTTTAAAAGAAAACTTCAAAGGCAAATTGGGACGAGTTTGACCGTAATAAATGCCTATACCGTTCCAGCTTCAACTGAAACTACAATAATTGGTTTGACTGTATCAAATACAACTGCTGCTCCAATTGAAGTTGGTGTAACATTGAATGATGCAACTAATGATTATTATATCGTCAAATCTGCTCCAATTCCCGCCGGTGCTAGTTTGGTTGTCGTGGGCGGTGACCAAAAAGTAGTTCTTCAAGTTGGCGATAGTGTTAAAGTTATATCTGATACAGCAACATCCTGTGATGCAGTGATGTCGATTCTAGAAATTACATAAGGAAATAAATGAGTTATATCGGAACTGTAAGTCGCCCCGCTGTAAATAATATAATACCTGATAATAGTATTACTGCTGCTAAGATAGTTGATGGGGCTATTGTAGC